GTTCTTTCTTCACAACGACCGCATGATGAAGTGTCTCCAGAGCAAAACAAAAAGAATCACGAAGAACTCAAGAAAAAACTATCAGCGCAAGGCTATACTCACAAAGAAGTAGAAGGTCATTGGGAAGGCGGTAAAGAAAAGTCTATATTGGTACATGCTAAAGGTAAAGGTGATGAACACGGCAAACAACTCCTCCATGATGTCAAAAAACATGGAGAACATTATAATCAAGACTCAATCTTACATCATGATGGAAAAACAGCGACCTTACACGGAACAAACAAAACAGGTTTTCCAGGACACGGCAAGACAGAGAACGTAGGTAAAATGGCTTTCAATAAGCCACATGCACCATTTCAAACAGAAATGAAACCTAAGTCAGACAAGCCGTTGAAGCCTGGAAGAACATCCAAGAGTTCATCTAGATTTACAACGGAATAATTATGACAATCAGTGAGAAAGAATATTACGAAAGACTTGATAGTTATTTGAGAGAATGTGGTCCAAATCCTGGTACCACTTTCTTTGGTGCTTGGGGCTGGTATGCCAACAAGAGAAATGAATTCAATGCAATGTTAAAAGAAGATGGTATCACCGTAAAATAATATATCATGAAAAAAATTACCGTTGTGGGAAGAGGAACTGTAGGATGTTTAGCGGCTGCTCAATACTTAAGATACACCGACTGGGAAATCGATTGGGTTTATGATCCAAGCATAGAGACTGCTCCAGTTGGTGAAGGCACAACTCTCACATTTCCCAGAAACCTATCACAAACTTTAAACTTTGATGATGTTGACATGGATAAAATTAATTCCACGCCAAAACTTGGAATCTGGAAAAGAAATTGGGGTAAAGGACAAGAATACGTACACACGTTTCCTTTAGGTAATCATGGTATACATTTTAATGCAATTCAATTTCAAGATTATGTGTTTGATAAGTTAAAAGACAATTCTCGTATTAAAATTATTGAATCCAATATTATTGATCCTGACAAACTTGATAGTGATCATGTGGCAGTCTGTACGGGTTCACCGAGAAACTTTGATAATTACACAATGCATGATAGTATCCCAGTCAATTCGGCAATGGTGTTTCAATGTCCATGGGAACTTCCAAAGTTTTTATATACACTAACCTTTGCTAAAAAGTTTGGTTGGGTTTTTGGTATACCACTAAAAAACAGATGTGCAATTGGCTACATTTTCAATGATAAGTTTTGCACAGAAGAAGATATTAGAAATGACGTTCAAGACATTCTTGATGAATTTGGTTTAAAGCCGACAGTAGAAAGAAAACTAAAGTTTACCAACTATTCAAGAAGAAATAATTTTTCTGATAGAGTTTTCTATAACGGTAACGCTGGATTTTTCCTAGAACCATTAGAAGCAACTTCAACTTCAACTGCTATTTACTTGAATCGAATTTCAATTAGTTTGTGGAAAATTAAAGAAATAAATTTGCAAAAAGCAAATGCGCTTTACGATTCTTCAATAGAAGAAATAGAATCGATGATAGCCATGCACTACTTTGCTGGTTCAACATATGATAATGAATTTTGGAATTATGCAAAAAAACTAGGAAGAGAAAAATTAGAAAAAGACTTTAAACATAATAGTCTTTTTGCACAAGCCATAAAACAGTCTTTAAATTGCAAACATTTTTCTGAAGATTTGTCTGTGGATAAAAAAGATGAAATCGGAACATGGACTATGAGAAGTTATGTCACAAACATAAATAATTTGCAAATTCGTGATGAACTAAGTAAGTTTTTAAAATAATAGAATTGTTGTAATCCCTTCAAAGTGAAGGCATTCTGGACGTGGGTTCGACTCCCACCTGGTCCACCAAAAGCATATTATACATTGTGTGCTTCTGATGGGCCAGACATGGTTTCGACAGGGTGAGATAGTGGAGAAGGCAACACAGTAGGCGATGACTGTAAATCAAGCAAATTAGTAAACGCAAATGATGAGCGTTACGCACTAGCAGCCTAAATTGCTAGTTGGGGTTTCGGGAGTGTCCTTATTACCAAATCACTCCCACCTAATTTTATACATTATGAAAATTTACACATCAAAGTATCGTAATCATTGGATTTCTCCATACACAATACTGGAGAAAGTTTTCTATTGGCGTGAAATTGATTATGATGAACCTATCATTAAAAAACTCAACAATATTCTAGAGCCTTTCTGTACAGCATGGATGAAGTTTCTCGACTTTGTTCATCCACGAATCAACTACGTCAAGATTGACTATTGGGATGTGTGGAATGTGGATCATACACTCTCACCAATTATTCTTCCGATGTTGAAGAAACTCAGAGAAACAAAACATGGTTCTGGCTTTGTTGATTTAGAGGACGTGCCAGATCACCTTCGGTACACAACAAAAGAAGATTGGGATTCACAATCTACATTTGATTTTTACCATGAGCATGAAATTAAAGAAGGTGAATCTGATGTTCATGCACGATGGAATTGGGTACTTGATGAAATGATTTTTGCCTTTGAACATCTTGTTGATGATTCATGGGAAGAAGAATATAGTTCTGGTGAAATTGATATGATATTTGTACCTGATGATGAAAATCCAAGTCTTAAACGAATGGAACACGGACCGAATCATACATACCAATGTGATTATGAAGGTATAATGAAAGTGCATGAACGCATAGATAATGGTCTCCGATTGTTTGGTAAGTATTACCGCAATCTGTGGGATTAAAATAACTAAATATATGTACTGGCACCACACACATTCGCCAGTAAACACACACAACACAGGAGAAGCAAATGAGTAATCTGACACCGTTCGAGATTCGTCTTGAACTTCTAAAAATGGCGAAAGAACTCTTGTTAGAAGAGTACCACTCTAACAAAGATCGCCTCACCAATGAATGGCACGTAAAGGTAGAGTCCGCTAAACTAAACGGACAAGCAATACCGGAACATCCAGCCTTTCCAACTTATCCCTCAGAAAACGATATCATTACCAAGGCAATGTCCTTGAATGGATTCGTTTCAAACATTACAGCAGAAAAATCACAGAGCAAAAAATCTGCCTGATGGGACCGAGTGTGCTTCGGCACACTCCTAACTTATAGGAGAAAGTATGCGTTACATCACACTATTACTTTGTAGTATATTTGCAGCATTTGTTGTTTATGTTGGCCATGCAGCAGCACAAATAAACATTCCAGTTGACCCAAAAGTTGAATTGGAAGATTTGTCACCACAAGCAAGATCGGAAGTTGAGTGTCTTGCACAGAACATGTATTTCGAAGCCGGTCTAGAACCAAGGCTTGGTCAAATTGCCGTAGCATTTGTTACGCACAATAGAATGCAATCCGGAGTGTTTCCAGACACATATTGTGGCGTGGTAAAACAAAAAGTCGGCACTGTTTGTCAGTTCTCATGGGTATGTGAAAATCGTCCTAAGGATATGATGCGAAAAGGACTCTTGACAACAGAGAATAATTCGTTGTATAATAAAGTAACTGAACTAGCGTTGTCGTTTTATCTTTATACTGAAAAGTTCAAAGATCCAACAAGAGGTGCTTTATTTTTTCACGCAGATTATGTGAAACCTGGTTGGAATAACATGAAGTATACAGTACAAATAGGTAGACATTTATTTTACAACAAGGTAAGTAGAAAGGCATCATGAGTATTTTATCAAGCAAAAAGGAAAAGGAGATCGTTATGGAAAAAGGATTGAATAGTACAATCACAATATCAATCACAGTGGTTTTACTTTCAATCATTGTTGCAATTTGTATCTATGGTTTAAACGACCGAAAACTTATGGCAGCAAATATTGAAAACGCTATTGCAAAGGGTATTGATCCACTGTCAGTGAGATGTTCTTATGCTCACAGTGATGATATCGTTTGTGTAGCACATGCTTCAACACGTAAATAAAAAGGGGAAATATATAATGGATTTTGATAACGACAATTATGAGTCTCATAATTTTACAATTCGATTTGATTCAAATGATGGCAAAAGAAGTCTTGAGATGAACTTTAGTGAATTATTTCTTGATGACATCCTCAATCAATTTAGAGACTTTCTAAGAGGTTGTGGCTACGAAATTGATGGACAGATTACCGTGATTCCTTGGGATCAAGAAGATCCAGAAGATCCTAAACAATATCAAAAAGAGTTTAGTTTTGAAAATGTTCCAAACAATAATTGGCCATTTGACAATATTAAACCAATAACAACAAATGACATTGCACCATTAACAACAAGTGACATTGCTTCGTTGTCTACAAAACCAATTGAGCCATTGACGTTTTCTGTGCCCGGCACGGCCAGCAGTGTTACTTACGATTTGCGGTTTGGTAGCCCGAACGGTGCGTAATGCCTACTAAAGAGGAAATGCTAAAGTTCTCTTTGGGTATTGAACACTTGGTAGCCAATACAGATTACACATATCTTGAGGCTATCAGTGAACACTGCAAAGAAACTGGTTTGGAAGTTGAAGTTGCTGCTACTTTAATCACACCAAACCTCAAAGCAAAAATACAAGAGCAAGCAGAAAGTTTGAATATGTTAAAAGGAAAAGGTAATCGATTACCCATATGACAGGCTACGATGCGTTTTGTTTATTTACTTCACTCAAACTTCACTTCAATTCCGATTCTTACGATTACTTTCGATATAATGGTAAGACTAGTACGAGCATAGATGCGTTTGAGAATCGTAAAGACAAATACCACTTCTACAAATTAAGTCGGCGATTCTCAAATGCTGAACAAGGTCGTGATTTTATCGTTGCTAATCTTGTGCATGATTCTAATGTTTGGATTGGACATCTATTGACAGAAGAATCAGACATTCAGTATCGGAAAAGACAAAAAATAATCCAAGCACTGACATATCATTTTACTAATGAAGTCAAAGATTTTTTATTTGATGGTAACCCAAATGATAATCTGACAGTGGTAGATACTCAGTATCCTAAGTTACTACACAATATGTTGCACGGTGATGTATCAATTGAAACGATTTGTGTATTGAATAGCATACTGAACTTTTTGCCCAAGTGGGATGTGAAGATTGAGGATACGATTCATTTTCCAAAGATCAGCCGAACAATAAAGAAGTATACACCGTTCATAAAATTTGAATCAACAAAATATAAACTTATACTGAAAAAGGAATATGATGCGAATACAGAAAATCTATCTTGACATGGATGGTGTGTTGTCTGATTTCAATAAACGATACAAAGAGATGTTCAAACGAGCAGCATCAAGTAGTCGTGAACGGGGTGAAAAACACGATGACAATTGGAATCGATTTGTAGACGGTAAAAACTTTGAAACACTTGACTGGTATCCAGGTGGTAAAGAGTTGTTGAAGTTCGTTCTTTCACTTGATATACCGATTGAGATTCTTTCATCGTCGGGCGGTAAAATGCATCACGAAGAAGTAAAGAAGCAAAAGAAAGTTTGGTTGAAACGCCATTACATTGACTTCAAGGCTAATATCGTGCCTGGCCGTCATCTTAAAGCAAACTATGCAAAGTCTGATGTCATTCTAATTGATGATACAACGGATGTAATTGATGACTTCAATCTTGCTGGTGGTATTGGTATTCAACACAAAGATACGGCAAAAACGATAAAAATCGTGCAATCGGTTCTTGACGATACATATATAAATGTATATAATGAATCATGTGGACAAGATGCACATACAATTTAACACTTTTACATACGAGGTAATATATGGACTTTTCTAAACTACGTAACAACCGCAACTCATTCGAGAAACTCACCAAAGCGGTTGAATCAATCAATACAAACACAGAATCTGGTTCAAGAGGCGATGATCGTTTCTGGACACCAGAGGTTGACAAAGCGGGTAACGGCATGGCTGTTGTTCGTTTCCTTCCTGCTCCAGCGGTAGATGGTGATGATGGTCTTCCTTGGGTACGTGTCTTTGATCACGGCTTTCAAGGTCCTGGTGGTTGGTACATTGAAAACTCTTTGACAACACTCAATCAAAAAGATCCAGTTTCAGAGCATAACTCTGTTTTGTGGAACTCAGGTATTGAAGCAAACAAAGAGATTGCACGTAAACAAAAACGCCGTTTACATTATGTGACTAATGTTTACATTGTTTCTGATCCAAAGAATCCAGATAATGAAGGACAGATTCGTCTTTACAAGTTTGGCAAGAAAATCTTTGATAAGATTACAGAAGCAATGAATCCAGAATTCGAAGATGAAAAGGCAATCAATCCTTTTGATTTCTGGGAAGGTGCTAACTTCAAAATCAAGATTCGTCAAGTTGAAGGTTATCGCAACTATGACAAGTCTGAGTTTGATTCTCCTTCAGCATTGCTTGATGGCGATGATGCAAAACTTGAAGCACTGTGGAAAAAGCAACACTCACTCAAAGAGTTCCTTGATCCAAAGAACTTCAAATCTTATGATGTGTTGAAGGCAAAACTTGATAAAGTCTTGGGTCTTGATGGTGCTGCACCAGTATCAAAGACTAAGGCTATTGATGAGAACTTTGTTCCTAAACCATCAGCAGATATTGATGATGAAGAACTTGATTACTTCAAGTCTCTAGCAGAAGATTAATGATTGTGACGCCACCTTCGGGTGGCGTTTTTTTTTATGCTGTAACAACTTTGCGGTCTTGCACTATTGTTGTGTTGTTTGTTACACCAGCATTTACAACTGTGGGATTTTTTGGTTTAGATTGATTGCGTTGTTCAACTGCAATTTCGTTTGATGATTTACCGATGTTGGCACCTTCAACGACTTTACCAGTTGCAACATCAACTGCATTACCTTTTTTGTCTGGCACTTCTTTATCATCAGGAGTTGGTGGAGCACCGCCAATTGTAACGTGCCAATCTTCACCTTCAACGTTACGAATCAGTCCGAATTTTTCTAACCAGCCATTCGATTTATCTCTTGGTCCAGCAAGACGATTTAAACCATCAGGTAATTTACTATTGATATCAATACCAAGGCCTTTCATGTGAACACTACCCTTACCTTGTCCTAAAGGTGCCATTGGCTGTGCTACTTTACCGCTTGGTTTGCCATTATTCTTTGCTAAATCTGCATCATATAATTCTTTTTGTTTTTCATTGCTACGATAGCCAGAAGTAATAAGCAACATCTTACCAGTTTCTTGTTTGAATGCTGTTGCCATTAATTCAAGACGGCGTTGAAACTCAGGATTAAATTTTGACGTATCTACATTTGGATCCGCTTTTTTAGTCAAACTATCTAATGGTCCATCTGCTTTAGTTACGGGTTGACCAGATGGTACATCACTAGGTGTTCCGTTGATTGGTGTTGCTAGAGGACCAGAAGGTGCTGGTGGTTCTTTTGCAAACACCGATTTATCTGAACGATATCTTGGTGATGCTGGAGGTGGCGGTGCTGGAGGTGTAAGTTTTTCCGCTTTACCTTCCGCTTTTTTCTGGTCGTATGCTTTTCTATCTTCAAGAAATTTTTGAAGAGATGTTTTACGTCCTCTTAATAAAGAAATATCTTCATCAAGAATCTTTAATGTTTCAGCCGCATTTGCATAAGGATCAGATTCAAGTTGCTTTTCTCTTTCTTCTTTTACACCTTTGGTTTCTATGCCAGCCGCTCTATCGATGCCTCTACCAAAACCACGAAGTTTATCACCTAACCATTCGCCTATGCCCGTAAAGAAATAACCTATTCTGTCTGTTAATGGTTTAATGAAACTACCAATTGATTCTAAAACTTTTGCTGCATCATCTTTTGTTATTAGACCGAATGTTAAAAATTCTATGAAGGATGACATTTGATCAACAATGATTTCTGCAAAATTGTAAGATGCAAAGAAGTTTGTTATTGTATCCGCAAATGCAGTCAGACCAGAATTGATTATACCTTCAATACCACCATATTGTTCT